CTGTAGGTCGTTGGGTAGCTAGCTCTGGAACGTTTATTCAACTTGCATACGCAAACTCATCTTCTGTATTTGGGTCAACAATTACCCCACCAACTCCTGGCATGTATGACTTTATCTACCCTCCTCGTCAAATTGGGTTTGCGTACCTAACTACAACAGGCACAACTTCAGTAACGCTTACGCTTCCTGGCAATGGGTACACTCCAATCTTAAACGGTATCCCAGTACAGCCAAACACCCGCTATGTCTTTACTGGTTGGGTGCAGCACGCAAATGCATCTGCAACAGTTACTGCTCAGATTAAGTGGTATGACCAAGTAGGAAACTACATCAGCACCACTACAGCTGGAGCCACTACAACAACCACCTCCTCATGGCAGGAGTTTATCTCTGCTTGTGATAGCGGTCGTAATGGAAAGCTGTCTCCTTACAACGCTCAATATGCGGTAGTGCTTTTGACTATTACTCCATCATCTGGAACTAACAAATATCTATTTGACATGTTCCAATTTGCTGACCCTATCAGCAGCTTTGAATATGAAGATGCCCGCCGTGTGCGTGTTTACATCGGTGGGGAACGTGAGAACTACATTGACAACCCTGGTTTTGAACAAGGTATCGGTGGTTGGACAGTCTCTCCAAACGCATCGTTTGCTGAGGATCCAACTATCTATCCCGGTGCTGTTCAAGATGGTACAACTGTAGGAGAAATTACTGTAGAAACAGCAGGAACCGCGTATATTACATCTGACTGGATGTGTGTAGATCCTAACCAAACCTACGCCTTTAGTGCTTATGTATCTGCTGAGTTTGGTATTAGCCGTCAGGTCTACCCTCGCATTGAATACTCTAACCCTATTAATTTTTCAACAGCTACAGATAGCAATGGTATTTACTTCCCAGCTAACACTAACTATATTGATGGTACCCCTACTACAACTACATTCCATTACGTCTATGACAGCAATGGCAATCCGGTTACAGATCCTTTAATTCCTGGAAACCCACCACAACAGATTCCTAATAAATCTCGTATTTCAGTAACAGCAATCTCTCCATCATATGACAAAGACTATGGTTACCCTATGGCCAAAGTATCTATCTGGATTCCTAATGCGCAAGTTGGAGATACCATTTGGATTGATGGTGTTCTACTAGAAGACGCTACATATGCTCGGGATTACTTTAGCGGCACTAACCCACCTGCACCTATAGACCCATTAGTTAACGTTTACTTTAACCCTATTGATTGCATTTGGGAATACAAGAACAAGATCAACTTCTTAAGCAACCCATCATTTGAAACCACATCTGACTGGACTATGAACTCTGGCTCTACTCTAAGCCTTGTTACTTCTGGCACGGCTTTATATCGTGTTGTCAACTCAGATGGTAGCTATGGCGGTATTGGTGGAACAGTTACCTACTATCCACTTGCTGGAACATATATGGGCCGCATTACTTATAGCACTGCAGCTTTAGCAACCGGTGGTTTCTCTACAACCGCATATCTTCCTGAACCTGCTATTGGTGGTGAGGATATTGTTTCTTCAATTTATGTTCGTGCAGCTGAAGGCTTGTACACAATTTCTTCTAAAACAGCTGGTGGCACAGTTATTTCTTCTAACCAAATTTATATAGTACAACACGACCAGTACCAATGGATTAGACTGCATAACGTGCACCAAGCAGCTGTTGGTGAGACTTCATTTGTATTTAGCATTACTGTTCAAAACTTTTCGGCACCATCTACTGGTATGCCACAGTCTGGATACTTTGATGTTGACGCCGCACAGGTAGAATACGGACGTATCCCAAATGGATTTACAGATCCTCAAGGAGCGTACACAGTAACTCGTCCAAACCCAGGTAATCCAAGTAAGAACATGTACTTGTCTCAATACCAAAGCGTTGGGGGAGGAAAAAGCAGCTACTTCCACAACTACTCTACAAAGCTTTCTCGTCTTAAAAATTCTCTTGCACTTGTTATGCCTAGCCAGGCCACATGGGCTGTAAAGCCGGGTATGCCTTCAAGACCGTATGCAGGTGAGTTGGTTGAGTCATTGATTCCATCAGCATCCTTTGAAAAGGATCTAGGACAATGGACAGCAGTTACTTCTACACTAACCCGCGTCTACGCAAATGGAATATTGTGGGGAGACTCTACTGTTCACGGCGTAGCGTATTGTCAAGTCACAACTGCTGGAAGCAGCGGCTCTAAGACCTTTGGTATTCAAACTGGAAACATCAACGTTTCTTCTGAACTTGGGTATTATAGTTCTGTAGCTATTCGTCCTGCTAACGCTGCATCTGTAGGAAGCTACACGCTTACCGTAACTTATTACACCCTCAATGGTACACAGGTTTCTACCCAATCACAAACTACAAGTATTACTCAAACAAATCGTTGGGCATACATGTCTGTTATATCTTCAACCGCTAACACCATTGGCGCTTCTTATGCTATATTGAAAGTGACCTGCACACCAACCGCTGCATACAGCAGCACGCAGGCTTTCCACATAGACAAGGCAGTATTTAGACAGTAGGGGGCAAGATGTCTATCGTAATAATTGCGGCACTAGCAAGTGCTTGCGTGCTAACTGGAGTAGAAGGGTTACTTCGACCGTTAGGAAAGTTTCGAGGACTTCTTGGAATACTTTCCAATATTTTATTTCTAATCATTCTTAGTTCTTCTTGGCGTTACTTTGCCGTTTATGTTTTGGCATCAACGTTTATCAGTCTAAGTCTTTCGCTCTTGGTGGAGCATTTATTTACGGCAGGCTCGCCTCGTGAGGCACGCAATTTGCCAAGAAGGGTCCCTACCCTATAAACTCAGAGTGAGGAGGGGTTATGCAATCACCATATTCAAACCCATACTTGTCCATGAGGGCAAGAGGTCTATTCGCATATTACGCAGAGCTAGGCAGAGTCGTGTCCGCCGATGAGCTCTCTGCTGTCATGCCCGAAGGTCGGGATGCAATTCGTAGTGCCATGACAGAGCTAAAGCAATTTCACTATATCAAAGCTACCAGGACCCAGATCAACGGGCAATGGAGCACCTACCTGAAGTTCACAGATGGGGCTAAAAAGTTCCTTTCCACCGACGACGGATTTTCAGGCGTTCTATTAGTAGACAGTAGTACAACTACTAGTACTAGTGACTTAACTACTAGTCCTATAGTAGAACTACTACGTAGTTCTACTATACCTGCACCTGCGGTGCAGGAGGAAGGAGAAGAAATGGTTTGGAATTTAGATGAAGAGGAACCTGTCAAGGCAGGTGCTCGTAAGATTAGGGACGAGGCAGAAGATGATTCAGGCGCTGTTGGAAAAGTTATTGATAAGAAAGCTATGCGGCAAGCTAAGTATGGGGCAAAGGCTCTTGCTGGTAGTCCTACTGAGCATCGCAGCAATAAGCCCGAAGATGATTGGGCTACAAAAGATCTGATCGCTGAGTTCATGATGTTGCTAGATGAGCATGCAGGCAACACGCCTATGCAGATGAACACTCGTCAGATGGCTACATTCATTAACAAGCTTGTTGGTCAGGGAGTTACTCGCGTATCAATCCTTAAGGGAATCAGAATGTTCTTTGAGGATCAGCGCAACTTGCACGATCTTGGAATTGGTAAGCCACTATGGTCTCGCTTCATTGCTTACTACCAGAGCGTTCACGGCATCACAGTTCGTGAAGAAGTATCTGCGTACCTAGATGAGGACGACCTAGCGCATCAGGAGAAGATGCTCAGATTACTTGGAGGCAAGTAATGTATGAATTAGACAAAGAAGCTCCAAGTGTCAAACACCGTATCCTACGTGCTGGGTTGCCTATCAAGACGCTTGGCAAGGAGTTCTCAGACCTAGACAATGCCGGGGCAGCAGAGAAGGTTCAGTTCTGGGTAGAGACAGTCCGTTCTGGAATGGTCATTAAAAGCCCTGGAAGCCCCTCTAGCGGCCTTGGCATCATGCTGGTAGGGGAACCAGGTCACGGAAAGACCACAATGGCCTCTGTGGCCCTTCAGGAGCTTATTAGGACTATGCCTTTTGAGAAGAGTCGTCCAGCTCTCTTCATGGACTACCCAAAGCTACTACGTCTTGAGAAGCTGAGCTGGGAATCTGATCAAGATGATTCGAAGGTTTTGCTTCGTCAGATCTACGGAGATAGCAATAATTCAATTGATCTTTTTATCTTAGACGATTTAGGAAAAGAATATCGCACAGCATCAGGCTGGGCAGAAAATACATTTGATGCTTTATTACGTTCACGTTTCAATGCAGGCTTACCAACGATAGTAACTACTAACACTCCTATCAGAAAATGGGGCGCAGTGTATGGTGAACCAATGGGAAGTTTTGCATATGAAGCATTTATACCAATTGAGGTAAAATCGGAAGTGGGGGACCGACGCAAATGAAAGATGTAACCATGGAATGGATGATCACACAGATCTTTCTATCAGATACTGGTGTGCACGAAGTTTATATCAATGGTAGTAACCATCGGTTGAGATGCGACTGTCCGGGATACATGACGCGAAGTACTTGCAAGCATGTTAACCACGTCAAAGAAAAGATGAACATTAACGGCGGGGTCTATCCAACAGAGATCTCCAATAAGATTTCTCGTGAAGAAAGCATGTACGCTACTTCAGATCCAAAAGCTTTCAGAGAAGTTCTTATTAACTACGGCAAGATCATCGCCCTGTAAATATGCGTGGGGGCGACATATCAAACGAACTCCCAAAGCGGTTGATCGCAACTCTTGATTGCGTAACCATGAAGGAGACAAAGATGATCTCAGTTTTTGGCATCAAGGTGCCACAAGAAGAGACTGTCTATAACCGCCAAGCATTAGCAGCATTTTGGCGGTACAAAGAAAAACACGACTTTATATTTGAACTTGTTGGGTTCGGGTATTCGCAGAAAGAAATGGACGAGGTACTAGAGGACCTGGACAATCTAGGCACCAACCCATTCAACTATGCAAAGGCGTATAACGTAGTAGCAGATTTAGTTGCTGAGCTTCCTTACAGGCCGGAAGTAAGGTACGTAGTGGATATACCGTCACGGGGCATGCGCTTTGGTGGCAGGTATCTAGATGAGGGGGCACTATATGGCGGCAGACAATGAAGAACGCTTACTGTCTAAAGCAATTCGTAATAGGGATATAACACCGCTAATCGAGTCGGGCGTACAAGATGACTGGTTCTACACAGACGAAAACCGTCAGATGTGGCGCTTCTTGGTGCGCCATCGTGAAAAGTACGGCGAGGTTCCTACAGCTGTAACGGTTAAGGAGAACTTCCCCACCTACACGATCTACGCCGTAGAAGATTCCATTGAGTATCTGATTGATCAGCTGCTGGAATACCGCAAGCGTCAGAAGACTCTTGATGCATTGATCGATGCGCAGACCCACATCAGTCAGATGGATCACAATGGTGCTCTGCAAGTAATGAGCTCTGCTGTTCAGGCAATCCTTAACGACGGTACTAGAGACTCTAACGATCTCAACCTTAGTACAGATCCTCTTCAACGCTATGAAGAATACAAAGAGATCAAGGCTCGTCCTAACGGTCTGCTTGGAATTTCTACAGGCTTTAAGACAATTGATGAAATCACAGCTGGGTTGTTGAAGCAACAATTGTGGACAGTGGTCGCACCACCTAAGACAGGTAAGTCTGTGCTTGCTATGCAAATGGCTATCCGTGCTCAGGATGAAAACCTGCGCATCATGTTCCAGTCATTTGAAATGACGGCTCGAGAAATGAAGACTCGTTATGATGCTATGCGTGCACATATGTCACACGGTAGAGCTATTCGTGGTGCGTTGCATTCGGATGAAGAAAAGCGTTTCTTAGATAGTCTTAATGTAGATCGTACAGATTTCATCATGCCTGACAACATCGCTGCTATGACTATCACTGGCCTATCAGCAAAGATTGAAAAGTACAAGCCGGATATTGTATTTGTTGACGGTATGTATTTGATGATCGATGAAGAAACAGGCGAGAGAGAATCCGAGCGCTCACTACGTAGCTTGACACGTAACATGAAGCGAGTAGCACAACGCTATGACATACCAGTTGTGGTTACCACCCAGGCTTTGCGTTCTAAAATGCGCGGGGGCAAGGTTACAGCTGACTCTATTGGTTATACATCGTCCTTCTTACAGGATTCAGACATTGTTCTAGCACTACAGCGCCAAGATGAAGAAGACGATTCTTCTCGTTCTTTGTCAGTAGCAGCTAGTCGTATTTCAGGTATGGGATCCACAGATCTACTGTGGGATTGGGAGGAGGGTCGCTTTGAAGAGTATGCAGCTTTCAATAACATCCAGTCCATTTGATGGTACTCAGCTTTGCAGCACAGAAAACCCAGATCTTTTCTTTCCTGACAACTATCAGGAGGATCTAGAGCAGATCAAACGCGCTAAGGCAATCTGTAGCAACTGTTGGATAGAGAAGGATTGTCTTAAGTTTGCTATGAAGACCAAGCAACGCTACGGAATCTGGGGCGGAACAACTCCTAATGAACGCAAGAGATTAAGGAAGCTAGATGTCTCTAGATCTTAGGGGAGATCCCATTCATGTTTGTATCTGTGGCTCAAGGCTATGGAATATACAAGCTATGTTTGAGGACTATGAAATCTCTCTATATATGTTAGATATGGAGTGTGCATTATGTGGCGCTATGGCTACAGCTCCCACTTTAGTAGATAAGGAAAATTAATGTACGCAGAGGGTGATGTAGAGGGGGTATTACTCTCGTTAGGTATTGATGGGCATCAGCGTAATGATGAGATTCTTGCGCTATGCCCTATGCACCTAGAGAGAACTGGGCGGGAAGATTCCAATCCTTCCTGGTCTATCAACGTAGAGACTGGTGTACACCACTGCTTTTCATGCGGGTATAAAGGTAACCTCGTTACTCTTGTAGCTGAGGTACAGGAGATGGTCTCAGAATGGGGAAGACTAGACCTTGATGCCGCTAAGAAGTGGCTCAAAGAAAACGTCTCTATCAACCTGGACTTTATTCGTAAGCAGCTAGAAGAGGCTCGCGATGCCTATATCACCATTCCAGCAGTTGTTGGTATGAGTGAAGCACGTCTGTCGATTTTCGACAGTACTCCACCTGACTGGGCTTTATCTGCTAGAGATCTCAATGAAGACGGGATTGCCTACTATGGCGTAAAGTGGTGGGAAGAAAAATCTTCCTGGATAACACCTATCCGCACAGTAGATGGAAAGCTTTTAGGTTGGCAGGAGAAAAGCCAAGGACCGGTTCGGTACTTCCGTAACCGCCCAGCAGGTATCAAGAAATCCACAACCATGTTCGGTATAGATAGGTTCTCTGGTGGAACTATGGTTGTAGTTGAGTCTCCACTTGATTGCGTAAAACTAGCATCATTGGGAATTTTTGGAGCAGTGGCAACGTTTGGTGCTTCAGTTAGCGATGAGCAGTTGCAGCTTATGAAGCGAGCCGATAAATTAATTTTGGCTTTTGATAACCCACGCATAGATCCTGCCGGTGCTAAAGCCTCTAAGGACATGTTCTATCGTCTGCGCAAAGCAGGCATGGAAGCATGGTTTTTTAGTTATCAAAGTGATGAGTATAAGGACATAGGCGACATGCCAGAAGATTTGGTATCCTTAGGACTGAGGGATGCAAAACATTCCGTATTTGGAGAGGGGGCGTTTTTATGATTATTGGTTTGTCAGGTTATGCGCAATCCGGCAAGGATACTGTAGCAAAGTACCTAGTGGAAAAAAAAGGATTCGAACGCGTTGCGTTTGCAGATCCAATCCGTAATTTGCTTTATGAATTGAATCCAATAATTGGGATAGTATCCAACGAACCTATCTATCTAAGCAACCGCGTGGATAGTGATGGCTGGGATAAAACAAAGCAGTTACCTGAAGTACGCCGCCTATTGCAAGAGCTTGGTGTAGGTGCCCGTAATGTTATCGATAGCGATATCTGGGTAGCTGCCGCCTTGCGTCAGATGGGGGATGTAGACCAGAACTATGTAGTAACTGATGTACGTTTTCAAAATGAGGCAACAACTCTTCGCCTTATAGACGCAAAAATTTGGCGGGTTGAGCGTATTGGTGTTGATGCAGTAAATTCTCATACATCAGAGCATGACTTAGATAGCTGGGAGTTTGATTCCTACATCCATAACAACGGAACTTTAGAAGACTTAGAGTTCACCGTACAGACGGCATTGATGCATCCATAATGTTTACCGGAACACTTTTACCCTACCAGGTTGAGGCCGTAGAGGCCATGGTAGAGCGCAAGAAGATGCTTGTGGCATACGACCTTGGCCTGGGTAAAACTGTTCTTACTATTGCTGCTCTTGAAGAGTTGGCGCCAAAGGAACCAGGTATAGTTATCTGCTTGTCCTCACTTAAGTACCAGTGGGCAGAACAGATTAGGAAGTTTACCGATGTTGGAAACCCTTTGGTCATTGATGGGACCCCAAAGCAGCGAGAGGCGCAATACGCTAGCGCCCTCACTGGAGAATACTCTCACATCATTCTTAATTACGAGCAGATTGTCAACGACTGGGAACAAGTTAGTAAACTCCACAGAGGCTTCATTGTCTGCGACGAAGCAACCGCAATCAAAAGCTTTAGATCTAAACGCTCAAAGCATGTAAAGAAGCTTACTAGCCCAATTAAGTTTGCCCTTACCGGCACCCCAATTGAGAACGGTAAACCAGAAGAACTTTATAGCATTATGCAATTTGTAGATCCAAAAGTGCTTGGACGCTTTGATCTCTTTGACAAAACTTTTATTGTACGTAATTACTTTGGTGGCGTAGAACGCTACCGTAATCTGCCTACACTCAATAAGACCCTATCTAACGTAAGTGTACGTAAGCGCCAGCAGGATCCTGACGTAGCTCCTTATCTACCTGACACTATCTTCGCAGAACCTATACGGGTACCCTTTGATAAGGCGGGTGCTAACCTCTACACCTATATTGCTAATGAGATCCTACAAGATCTAGAAGACGCCATAGATAGCTATGGAACATCTTTTGACCTATTCTCCCATTACTCCGGTGAGAATCAGAATGAGGCGGCTAACGCGCTCAAGGGCAAGATCATGTCCAAACTAACAGCATTAAGAATGCTATGCGATAGTCCAGAGCTATTTGAAGAATCTAGCTCTGGATACGTAGACACTTTAAAACAAAGCGGCAAGCTAGATAAGGTAACGAAGTCGCCAAAGATGGCTGCTCTAAAATCTTACGTAGATGACTTTTTAGGACAGGACGAAAATAATAAGGTTGTTATCTTTACTAGCTATGTCCATATGGTCTATTTAATTAGATATCACCTAGGCTATGCCTCAGCTAAGTACACGGGAGAGATGGATGCAAAAGCAAAAGAAGAATCTAAGGTCTGGTTTCAAACTGATCCAGATTGTCGTATTCTTGTGTCTAGTGATGCCGGCGGCTATGGCGTGGATCTTCCTCAGGCTAATCTACTTATTAACTACGATCTCCCGTGGAATGCGGGCCTCGCGCTACAACGCAATGGGCGCATTCGTAGAGCATCTAGTACGTGGCCGTCAATCGTTATCCAAGACTTCTTAATGCTTGGCTCTATTGAAGAGCGTCAGCATGACATGCTGTTGCAGAAGAACTCTGTAGCTGATGCCATCATGGATGGAGAAGGCATAGATGCTGCTGGTGGTATGGAATTAAATTTGGGTAGTCTTAAAGCGTTTTTAAAGGAAACATGGGTCTAGAATTATGACACTATGCCAAACGCACCTAAGACCCCAACCCGCACCATTCGGGTATCAGATGAGCTTTGGTCCTCTGTTAAGGACAAGGCAGCCGAAGACGGCCGTACCGTCACAGATGTCATTATTTCTGCCTTAAAGGTATACGTAGAAACCCCAGTTGACAACTAACCTTCCTCCTGCTATATTCAAAGTGGAGGGGGTAACATGCCAAAGGTTATTCATAAAGAGGTTAAAGAGCAGGTTGTAGATCCTGTTGTAGCAAAGGTTAAGCAATACATAACCATCAAAGGTCGCATTGACGATCTATCTAAAGAACAATCCGTACTCAAGACAGAGCTATCTGATCTTGTAGATAGCGCCGGTACTCCGGATGAAAAGGGCCACATCTGGTACTCATTGCCAGAAGAAGTAGATGGCTACACATCCCTACAGCGCCAGCGTCGTGTCTCTCAAAAGCTTGACGAGGACGTTGCTAAGCGCATCCTCGCCAGCAAGAATCTTACAGACCGCTGCTTTAAGATGATTCCCGTCTTGGATGAGGCAGAGGTTATGTCCTGTCTCTATGAAGATCTCCTCACAGAAGAAGAGATCGATGAGATGTTTCCTAAGTCAGTTAGCTACGCGTTTCTTACAAGCAAGCAATGAGCACAGACCCAGTAGATAATTTCTTCGCAGGATTAGACGAATATTATCCTGGGTCAAAGAAAAAGCGCCGTGCAATTGATCCTAAGGTAGAAGCAAAGAAACAAAAGAAGTTAGAAGAAGGTAGCTGGGACTCAGCTCCTCAAGTAAAGAAGTTGCCTAACGGCAACACAGTAGAGTTGTTCAGTGCAGGGGCATTTGCTCAAGCACTGGGTAGGCCGCTAGTGACGATTAGATTGTGGGAACGTCGGGGATATATTCCACGCGCTCCTTACAGACTAAAGTCTATGATGGTGAATGGTGTAAAGAAGCCAGGTTGGCGAATGTACAGCAGAGCTATCATCGAGTCTACAATCGAATCATTCAAAGCTCACGGGCTCCTTGAAGCGGTTCGAATTGATTGGAATTCGCAAACAGATCTATCAATTGAATTGTTAGATAATTGGGCGAGAATTCATGATCAAGAAACCAATTGACCTAATGATCCTAATGATCCTAATGAAAGAAGTAATATGTCTACATCACTTAAGTTAAACAAGTCCTCTGTACCAAACGTTGATTCATACGACGTTGACGTAGAAGAGGAACTCTTCGTAGAGGAAGACGAGAACTCGCTTCCTGATCGCTCTTCAGTAGTACAGCAAGGCTGGGCCTCTGCTAAGGCAGCAGCTAAGAAAGCTAAAGAAAAGAGCAATAAGTACGCCACCGATTTTAAATTTGATGAAGATGTGCAGCTTGTAAAGTTCATCTCCTCAGATCCAATGGCTTTCATGCAGCACTGGGTAAATCGCACTGGTAAGAAATCCTTTATTAGTATTGGTGAAAACGATCCACTGATCGCTGCAGGCTCACAGCCTTCGCAGAAGTTTGCCTTTACAGTTCTAAATCTATCTGATGAAGAGCCTGAACTACAGTTAATGGTTGTTGGGGTTCGTCTCTGTGGACAACTAGAGAAGCTTGCTTCTGATAAAAAGACAGGCCCACTCAATCGTCCAGACATGTACTTTGCAGTAAGCAAGTCGGGAACGGGCACCCAGACTTCTTACAGTGTCGTACCTGTTAAGGAACGTGACCTCGCTGATGAATGGGATATTGATCCTGTTGCCGCTGCAGAGTTGGTAAAGACTATGAAGCCTTTTGGACCAGAGGCTTTGTACATGCCAACTATGGAAGAACTCGCTGATATTGCTCGCGAGATCTCAGGCAACTAATATCCCATGACGATGTTGGAGGCTCCGGTTTTTGACCTCCTTTCTACGGAGCCTTCAACCCAACTTTTCAGGAGAGCAATGAATATCATCACGACAGAGGATCAGCTAGCAGATCTAGTCAGTGCGTATAGTGCTGTAGATGCTTTCTGTTTTGACGTAGAAACAATGGGCGATCATCGTGGAGACCCACGACAGAACCAGGTTGTGTGGATTGCCATGTCTACATACGACCGCGTTGATGTTATTCCTATGGGGCATCCTAATGGTGACTACCTCCGTACAGAGTACCCGCTCCTGCCTTCCGCTCAGGATCGTGTAATAAAAGGCCTTCCCCTACGTCCTACTGACTACAGTAAGGATGAACGTAAGGCTGTAAAAATCTTTGGACCCGCACCAGAGCAGCTAATGACTGGTGAGGTGTTCAAGGCTCTTAAGCCATTGTTCTTTAGTGACAAGATGAAGATCGGTCACAATCTTAAGTTTGACTTGCAGAGCGTAACAAAGTATCTAGGCGCCCTACCTGCACAGCCGTATGCTTGCACCCTCAACGCAGCATTCATTTTAGATACACAGAACTACCGCAGCCTTGGTCTTGATGATTGTTTAAAGCGCGAGTTCAACTACCACATGGTTAAAGGTGTCGGTAAAGAAATTGAGAAGCATTCCTTTGAAGAGGTCGCAACCTACGCAGCCCTTGATGCTGAGTGGACTTGGAAGTTGTGGGAAAACTACTCTGTAAAGCTAGACGCAGATAGCCTTCGTGGCGTCTTCAATTTAGAGATGGATGTACTAGAGGTTATCTGCAGCATGGAACTTCATGGTGCAAACATTGACGTAGAGGGCCTTAAGTTCCTTAAGGCAGACCTAGACTTACAGCTAGAAACAACTAAAGCAAAAATTTACCAGCTTGCAGGTAAGGCATTTAATATCAACAGCGTACCTGAAAAGCAAAAGCTACTCTTTACACCTAAAAAAGACGGGGGTCGTGGACTGCGCCCACGCTTATTTACCCCTAAGGGCATCAGCCGTGCAGAAAAGGGCGAGGCACCCATGATCTCAGACTACTCGGTGTCTGAGCCTGCACTAAAAGCGTTCGAGGGCAAGGACGCTTTGGTTGATGCCCTACTCAAGTATTCTGACCTTAATAAGTTGTTGACTACTTACGTTATCCCATACTTAGGCGGGGACATCGTACGTACTACGGCCGGTAAATCTAAAACTGTCGCTAAAGACAGTCTCCTCCTAAGAGGCCGTATTCATACCGACTTCATTCAGTTTGGCGCTGAAACTGGTCGGTTCTCTAGTAGGAATCCAAACCTACAGAATGTCCCCGCCCCTCATACACCCAACGGTAAGGCGATTAGAAATCTATTCACTGCACCTGAAGGTTACTCTTTAGTCGTAGCCGACTACTCACAGATTGAGCCACGCATCATCGCCTCCTTTAGTGGGGACCGTATTATGTGTAACGCATATATGAACGGAGAAGATATCTACACTACTGTGGGTAACACTATGGGGGTAGATCGTAAGGCCGGTAAGCAGCTTGTTCTATCTCTTGCCTATGGTGTAGGTCCAGAGAAGATCGCAGCGTCTATTGGTTGCTCTGTTAATGAGGCTAGAGATCTACTAGACAGCTTTAGCCATAAGTTTCCAGCAGTGGGCAAATATAAGCAGCAGGTTGTTAGCGAGTCACGTCGTCGTGGTCCGGTTCCTTATGCTCTCACCTATCTAAAGCGTCGCAGATATCTTCCAGGACTACGTTCTCCCATCATTAAGGATCGTGCTCGTGCAGAGCGTCAGGCCTTTAATACTGTTATCCAGGGTTCAGCTGCAGATCTTATCAAGCTAGCTATGGTTCGAGCTCACAAGATCATTCCTGATGATGCAAACATTATTCTTACCATTCATGATGAACTAGTTACTGTAACACCTACGCATCTTGCAGAGGAGACAGCGGCCGCTATTCGTGAGGCCATGGAAGGGATCAATGCATTAAAGATTCCTCTTCTAGCCGATGTCAAGATTGTACAAAAGTGGGGAGAAGCAAAGTAATGTTCTGGCGTAAAAAGAAGCATCCGGTAGAGATAGAGGTAAAGCATGTCTCTCTGCCCACATTGATTCGCCAGAGCGTGTACGACGCAATGCTAGAGCCCGCAGAAGAGATAGCCGTAGCCATGGGGTTACCTCCTATCTCTGACGAGGTTGCTGAGATGGAGGAGCGTGCTAGTCAGCGCAGGCTGGAGCGCATTGCTCAGCTGCTGCCCTTTTTAGAGTCTCATTCTGAGATCGCAGCAAAGATTGCAGTGCATGCTTACCTGCTTCAAGACAATAAAAAGTTGGAAATAGATGAAGAGGAAAAGGATAACCTTTTGGGGTTATTTAGAATTGTAGCTTTATCTGCATCTATCTCTTCCCTATCAAGTTTGGTTGACTTAGAACTATTAGACTCAAGAGTGGAGTACGACGATGGCGAATAACGACTGGTGGTCAAGAAAGTTAACAGGGCAGCCTGCACCACAGCAGACCTCTTCTACACCACCGACAAGCATGCCTGGGCAGGTTCCTTACGTGGCACAGCCGGGGCAACCCAACACACAGGTTACCTATAATCCAAAAGCTGACCAGGTAGAGAGAAAGAATAGTGCAAATCGTTGCCCTGAATGTAACAGCGGTAACTATGCAAAGGTAGGCGTCCAGTCCACACAGAATGGCTCCTTTGATGTGATGCGCTGCTATGACTGCGGCTATCCAAAGATGCAGACAGGTAGTGGTATCGCAAGCACAGGTAGTTCTAGCGGCGGCGCAGCTACTCCGGCTAAGCAGCCTGCAAGAGGAAATGGTTTTAATCCAAATGTTATCGTAGATAGGATCGGGTAATGGCAACAGCAACAATTAACTCAGAAGCTCTAAAGATTGCAGCTTTGATCAATAAGAAACTGGGCGGTAACACCGTAGTTCCTGCTAGTGAGGTTACTATCCCACAGCGAATCACTACCGGTTCTCTAACCCTTGATGTTGTTCTAGGCGGAGGCTGGCCTATGAACCGTTGGGTTGAGCTCGTAGGTGAGGCTTCCCATGGTAAGACTGCTATAGCTCTTCGTACGATTGCAGCTAACCAAAAGGTTAATCCAGAATTTACCGCAGTCTGGATTGCCGCAGAAGACTTTGACTCTGAGTATGCAGAGTTGTGCGGCGTAGACACAAGCCGTGTTCTACTGGTGGAGACCAACAGTATGGAGGATGCGTTTGATGCAGTTATTCAGTTCATGGAAAGCAAAGCGGTGGATCTTGTTGTTATTGATTCCCTTCCTGCTTTGGTACCCAGCGCAGAAGATGAAAAACACATGGAAGAATTCACGGTCGGACGCGGAGCGTTAATTACTAACAAGTTCTTCCGTAAGGTTATGTCAGCTACAAAGAGAGATTTGGTAGAGTCTGAGCGCCCAGTATTGGGCATCATGATCAACCAATACCGTATGAAGATCGGCGTTATGCATGGCGATCCTCGTACTACGCCAGGGGGTCTTGGCAAAGATTACGCCTACAGCGTTCGTTGCGAAGTAAAGCGCGATGAGTGGCTCGAGGTAGGCACCGGACAGGATAAACGGCGTGTGGGGCAAACCATCCGTGTCCGTACTATCAAGAACAAGACCTACCCGCCTCAACAGACTGCTTACCTAGACTTTTATTTTGCTGATGGTGGGGTAGTAGACGCAGGTAGCTATGACTCTGGTAAAGAGATCGTAGCCTTATCTATCCTCAACGGCATCGTAGAACGTCGTGGAGGCTGGATGTACTATAATGAGCGTAAGTGGCAGGGGGCTCAGGCTCTTATTGATTCTATCCGTGAGGAAGAGGATCTAAAGAACGAGCTCACCATTGCTGTTATGGATACGCTCCGAGCTGGACCCGCATTGATGTTGGAGTCCAATGAAGAGTGAAGGACAAAAGCAATCTCTTAAGCACGAGAAGCGCTTAGAGAAGGTCACGGGCGGTACGCGCAATGCCGCCTCCGGTGCCTTTTGGTCACGTAAAGGTGATGTCAGAACTGACGAGCTTTTAATTGAGCATAAGTGGACGGGTAAGAAACAAGTAACTATTAAGTCAGAAGTACTTAAGAAGATTACTACAGAAGCAATCTTAGACAGCCGTAAGCCTGTTCTAGGTTTGCATTTAGATGGCGAGAACTATGTCGTACTTCTTGAAGAGGATTTCTTTGAATTGAGGAATGCTTTAAATAACTAATATGGGGGGCCATAACTAGTTAGGTACACAAGTAGTGCGATATAACGACGATCCAGATTGGGCTTGGAGATATGAAGCAAAATGTCAGGGTGAAGATACAGAGATATTCTTCCCACCACGTGATAAAGCTCTCTACAAACCAATTGCGGACAAAGCAAAAGCAATCTGCTGGGGCAAAGACGGTAAATCGCCTTGCCCGGTTCGTAAAGAGTGTCTTAAAGAGGCAATCTTAAACAACGAACTCCACGGAATATTTGGTGGGTTGTCACATAGAGAAAGAAACGCAGCACAAAGAAAGTACAAGAAACAAGGTCTAACACTGGACCAGTGGCTTGAGTTGGAGGTTGCAAATGGGAAGACCGGTAACGGTTCCTAGCAAGGATTTAAAAGCTTATCTCAATACCAAAAAGCGTACTACACGCTTGATGGGTGAGATAGAGCGCCATGTATTGGCGCAACCTTTTGATGAGCGTGATCAATCATATATCCACCCCTCGGATATTATCAAACCTGAATGGTGCGCTTTAGCGCAGTATCACGCTCTCAAAGGTAACTACGTTGAGACACGAGACAAACCCACCCTACGCTTGGCATCTATCTTTGCTGAGGGCCACACCATCCACGCTAAGTGGCAGAACTGGTTTAAAGATATGGGTGTCCTCTACGGTAAATGGTATGACGCTAAGACAGATGACTACACATGGGCTACATCTAAAGATTTAGTTGGTTACGCCCGTAAAGATATCGCGTACGCCGAGGTCCCCCTACGCAGTGACAAGCATATGATGCGTGGGCATGCTGATGGTTGGATTAAAGGTATCGGGGAAGACTGCTTGATTGAGATCAAGTCAATTGGTACAGGGACTATACGCATGGAGATGCCTGCGCTTATGGCCCAGTACAACAATGATATTGATCAGGTGTGGAAGAACATCAAAGTACCACTACGCTCTCACCAACTGCAGGGCCAGGTTTACCTGCACCTTGCCCACCTAATGGCTGAGGAAGGTACCCTACAGTCAGCTCCTGAAGAGATTGTATTTATCTATGAACTTAAAGCTAATCAGGAGTACAAGGAATTTGTAGTTAAATACAACCCAGAATACACAAAGGAAATTTTTGATCGAGCTCTCGATGTTTCCTGGGCAGTGGCAAATGATCGCCCACCCCTTTGCTCTGTTGACTCTGAGAAAGGATGTAAGCGCTGTGCGCCATTTATTCAGTAAAAAAGATAAGAGTACGGAGCAGGAATGAGCATAGCAAGTGACGCAATTGATTCTCTAAATGAATTGGGTTTTGCCTTAAACAACAAACCTACCTTTGACATTCCACAGCTTCCTATGGATATCACAGAGCTAGATGACGGGGGCTTGATGGAGCTTTTTGTTCAACTAACTATGTGGAGTGACTACGTAGCTGGTGCGTTTGCTATTGCCGCCATCAATGAGAAAGAAGCCGAGACCGCAGTAAAGCAGTACGAAGCTTCAGGAATGCTTGCTAACTGGACTGGTGCTAAGGCAGACCGCCTAGCTATTGCCAAGGCAACTATCACTGCTAGCGAGCGTATGCAGGAGCTCACTCGGAATTACGATACAGCTTACGCTTTTCGTAAACTTTTAGAAACTAAAACTAACAACATAGATAGAGATACTCAGCTGGTATCAAGAGAGCTTACCCGCCGCACAGCTGACAACAGCGGCTTTAGATCTAGACAGAGGAGAATCTAATGACCGACCTAACGTGGGAACAACTATCAATGTTCACAGATGAAGAGCTGGGTATTAGCACGCCTGCTGAAAAGCCGGTTGAGAAGACTGTAGAAGAACGCTTAGAGTACCTAGAGCAGCTAATCCAACTGCAAGCAAATATGATGTTTGCACAAAAGGATGTGCTTGATCTAGTAATCCATGTTCTAGGTGAAAAAGGTTATCTACCAAAAATCAAGGAGCAAGATGTCGAATCCAGCAAAAGCGAAGGGTAGTGGAGCGGAAAGAGCCGTCGTAGCATGGCTCAAACAATGGTTTCCTTATGCCGATAGAAGACTTGCAGGGGCTACTCTAGATAAAGGGGACGTCTCTGGTATTCCAGGGGTAACTATCGAGGTCAAGAATCAAGCTGCTATGAAGCTATCTGAGTGGGTTGGTGAACTAGAGACAGAGATGAAAAACGATGGGGCATGGACTGGGGTAGTGCTCCATAAGAAGAAAGGCAAGACCGACGTAGGGGAGTGGTACGCCACAATGCCTGCAAAAGTCTGGGTTGATCTCTTGAATAGGGGGATGAAGAATTAGAGCCTTATAGGCGTACTGACAGGCGTTTAAAGGGTATTGTAGGACTTGAGGGCGGACCACTAAACCGAAACTAAAGGACTACAAAACCGTGACAGATACACGAAACGAAGAAAAGTTCCTCCGCGTTGGCGCAGGATCAAACGCTCAGTCAGTAGGCTCAGCTATAGCCCATGCTCTTCAAGATAAACCACAAGTTTACGTACGGGCAGTTGGAGCTTCAGCAGTAAATCAGGCAGTAAAGGCAATCGCTATTGCTAGCGGATATGTTGCCCCTAGAGGCCTAACATTAAGCTGCAGACCAGGATTTACCACAGTAGATTCACGAGACGGACAAATATCCGCAATTGTCTTTACTATTATTGCTAGTTGATATATCATCTAGCCAAGAGATCTCTAACAGTTAGGTACCAAAATGGCAGATGTAGTAAAAGAAGCCTTAGCAGGCGAAGCTAAAGTTGGCGGACCACGCCAGCCAATGTTGCGTGAAGGTAGCAAGTTCTCTTCACCATCTTCAAAGCCCGCATCAGGCAAAGCTATGAAGCGCAAGAACGTTGCAGCAGGAGACCCAACCGTGGAGGCTAAGCCTGCACGTTCAAACACTCTTAATGAGCGTCATGGATCTACCTACAACATCGTTACAAATATCGTAAAGCAGAATGAGCCAGCAGCTTCAGCAACACTTATGAATGCTAAGGTCATTCCGTCAACAATCAAGCGTACCGCCGATAACTTCGGTGGCGGGATGCAAGACTAACTAAAACGTACTATAATGAAGCTGGAGAGTAAAATCTCCAGCTTTGTTATCTAATAGGGGGCAATATGTTAGAACAGCTATATGCTGAAGCAAAAGACGCACAAGCCAATGCGCTTAAGTTTTGCGTCGTAGGACAGTGGGCTAATACTCTTTTAGAGTCCGATCAAAAGGCATTTAATCTTTCATTGAATGATGATGACTTTTCATCTCGGGCTCTTTTTATTTTGTATAAAAATGTAGGTGCACCATTTGGATTAACATCGCTTAAAGAACATAGAAACGGAGCTTGTTCATGTCGCTAGAAGACGCATATAACTCGGCTAAAACTACTAATGATGCCAATAGCGCACTCAATTCTATTGAGCGCCTACTTAAAAACAATGGCTTGACAGCAGAAGATGTTGGTAAGGTAAGTAAGGTAAGCCTTTCCAATAACCCTGACGATACTAAGATCATTCTCTCCCCTAAGTGGAGCGAGGGACCAAAGTGGCAGCCTGTACAACATGCTGCCCACGTAGTTATCGAAGCAAAAAAACCAACCCACACCCCTGCGCTGATAAGCAGTGGCTGGAAGGTTGCTGTTGCGTTGCCTGACCCACAGATCGGGTACCGTAAATATGAGGATGGGACACTGGATCCATTCCACGATGAGGATGCCATGGATGTGGCACTTCAGGTTGTTGGGTTAGACCATGGTCACCCATTAGACCAGGTAATTAATCTAGGAGACTTTTTAGATCTACCTATGTATGGAACTTACGAGCAGGAGGCTAACTTTGCACACACAGCACAATTGGCTATTGATCGTGGTTATCGTTTTCTTGCTGAGCAACGTGCTAACGCCGGGGTGGATGCGAGAATTATCCTTTTGGAAGGTAATCATGACAAGCGCCTCAATCGTTTTATTAATAATAACGCTGCTGCTGCTTATGGCATCAAAGTAGCTGACATGCCAGATAGTTGGCCTGTACTCAGCCTACAAAACCTATTACGTTGCGATGAACTTGGAGTGGAGTTTATAGATGGTTACCCAGCAGCTGCACACTGGATTAACAAGCGTCTTAGAGCTATCCATGGTGATAGGGCTAATGCTTCGGGTTCTACTGCTGCTCAGTATGCAAATAGTAACCCCAACATTTCCACATTGTTTGGTCATACGCATCGCATGGAACAACAATCCAAAACTGTATTTGATCGTGACCAGGCGATTAAGAGTGTTAGCTTTAGTCCCGGATGCCTATGTCGCGTTGATGGCGCTGTTCCATCAGTTAAAGGCGGAGTTGATGTAAAGGGTCAGGCTCTTCAATACTTTGAGAACTGGCAGCAAGGTGTAAGCGTTATCTTCTTCAAAGATGGAGAAGATGACAGCTTTCACTTCGATCAAGTTCATATTCATAATGGTAAAACTATGTACCGTGGACAAGAGATTGTATCTACACGTAAGCAATAGTTTTTAGCAATACAAATAGGCCGGTGTCATGCACAATATGTGCATACGCCGGCTTATTTTATTGGAGAGACATGAGCTCAAGTACTATCAATATTCTGCAAGGTATTTCAGCAGCTCTAGCTATCCTAGGAGCTATCGGCTTTGCATTCCGTTGGGTTATTAAACACTACCTATCTGAATTGCGCCCAAATCATGGGTCATCTCTCAATGATAAGATTAATTTAGAAATTATACCTCTCCTTAAAGACCTACGCGCCCACCAGGAAAAGATTGCTCTAAAGGTGGCTAAGCTAGAGGGCCGCTTCGAACAGCACGTAGACGACGTAGAGGAAGAATAATGTCTTACACGCCTCGTCCAGGAGACTATGGCGTAGTTAAAACTAACGGCATAGTTGCAAAGCTAATTCGTCTAGGAACCCTAAGCCGCTGGAATCACGCGGTTATTTGCATAGAGGGCGACCTTATTGTAGAAGCCCGCCCTATTGGAGTAAGCTTTGGCAAAGCTAGTAGCTATGACCATATTGCGTGGAACCAGCACGAAACTCTTACTAAAGATCAACGATCAAAGATCGTAGACTATGCAGTAGCACAAATCGGCAAGCCTTACGGATTTCGAGATATTTTCACTATCTTCCTTCGTATACTGGGTTTACGTATCCCACCAGTAAAGCTATGGAATAAACTCTCAAAGCGTGAGGGATTTATCTGTTCAGAATTAGTTGCCGAGGCTTACGATACTGCAAGCTTCACACTTATTAACAAACCTCTTAATTTAGTAACCCCAGGCGATCTAGCAGAAAGGTTAATCTACCAGTGACAGATGCACATAAGCAGAACATGAATCTACACTTGGCCGTATCCGTACCCGCGCATGAACCACGTGAATCTGACCCACACTATCATTTGTTTAACCAGGCTAAGGGCCGCATTAAAAAAGCTGGGTTGTGGAAATGTATTATTAATGATGATTTATGCTCAGGTCAGCCAGAGCTACATCACAGCCACATTGAGTTTAGTCAGATCAACAACATGGATCCAGCAAAGGTTGAGCAGGCTTTTGGTCTTCATTTTGAAAATGATGAAGAGTTCCAAGAGTGGATTGAAAGCCCAGGAAACCTAGAAGTTCTATGTGAAACCCACCATCGTACACGCTTTGGTATTCATGAGATTCCAGCTCCTCTATGGGAGACGTTTAGATATCGCAAGACGGGAACAGCTCCAGCTGCGGAGGTGTTAAAGAATGAGTAGCGGATTAGATATAGTAAATATTGCACAGACGCAGATTGGGTTTATTGAAGGACCAAACAACGATAACCCATATGGCAAGTGGTATGGAATTCCCAATGAGAGTTATTGCGCTATGGGAGTTAGCTGGGTGTTTGCCCAAGCTGGTCTCTCCGCTCTTGTTGCTGCGCAAACTGAAAAGGGCTTTGCATACTGCCCTGCAGGCTTGACATGGTTTCAAAAGAAGGGCCGTGTCGTAGGAAAGTACGAAGGACAACCAGGTGATTTGGTGTTTTATAGCTGGGCAGGAAATGGGGTAGCAGACCATGTGGAAATTATTGAAGCTGCGTCTCGTGACGGTATTACGTGTATTGGATTTAATACCGGACCAGACAAATCAACTGGTAATCCTGCTAACGGTGACGGCGTATTTAGGGTTCATCGTCCCTATCTTTATGTCTTGGCTATCGTTCGTCCTGAGTATCCTGGCGCAGTTAAGCCATCTCAAACTAAAGCTGTAAACAATAAAGCACTGGCTACAGGTGTAGCTGGAGTAACAGCGCTTGGTGGTGCAGGAGCTGCAGGTGTTACTCATAGCACTACTCCTGCCAATACATCTAAAACTACCGTCATAGTTGCTCCACCATTTCCAGGTAGTGCGGTATTTAAGAAGCCCGGTGCTAAAGGAACTGCAGAGCTAATTGTTGCCCGTGCGCTTGCTAATGCCGGATTACTACCGGCAAACTTAGTATCAAATGTTTTGACTGATGCTGAGATCGCCCTTATTCCAGTTTACCAATCAAGATACCCAGGTCTGGCAGCTGAGAAAAAGGCGGGAGTTTTGGGACCTAACACCTATCTATCTATGGCAGCAAAAGCAGGGTACTAGTGAAGCGTTTTCAAAAGATATCTGATTGGGCCTCTACTGCCTTTGGCTCACCATGGTTTCTTATCATACATATTGTCTTTTGGGCTATATGGATGACCTTTGCGGTCTTTGACCCGTACCCATTTAACCTCCTTACGCTTACTGTTTCCCTGGAATCCATCCTGCTTTCTGGCTTACTTTTGAATGCGACTAACCGTTCGGGGGACGAAGACAGGCGTATTATTAGTAAAGATCTAAAGCTAGATCAAGCTACCCATAACCATATAGAAGAGCTACGACGCCACATATCTCTTATTATGAACCATATGGGTGTTGACGATAACCGATAAGATTGTTATACTCAAAGTGGAGGACAGATGATTAAGTTAAATCTTAAGAGTCCAGTGTCTGTGGGAATTGGAAGTTCAGCTGCGTTTAGTGCGTGGGCAGCTTCCGGTTTTTCACCGGACTTAAAGCATATTGGCTTAGCTCTATCTGCCGGATTGGCAGGAACAGCTCAACCTAGCTTCTCTTCTTCTCAGCCTAATGTTCAGGCTGAATCCCACATTGTTACACCTTACGTAAATAATGTAACACCTACAGAATAAGGAATATAAATGCGTATTACAAACTCAGAAAAAGGTCTTGTCGAGCACTACGTCTATGCTACAGCCGCATCAGCAGCTCTTCTTTGGTACAAGGGTGGCGCAGCCAACCATAACCTAAAGCATGTTGCATTTGCAGCAGTATTTGGCGTAATTGGCCCAGTTCTTGCTCGTGTTAACACCAAGGGTCTTGTATCTAAGCTTGCAAAGCAGGAGCACCTAGATGCAGCAACAACCGCAGGTCTAGTAACTGTTGCAACAGCTGTTCAGACCGATGCTGAAAAGGCGCTGGCTAACGCGGCTAAGTAAGTTTAACCAAGTAATGAGCCGGGGATTACACCCCGGCTCTTTGCTTTTAGGGGTATTATTAGGGGGTCTAAGGGAGCCCTAAATGCTAACAGCTGGTCAATTTGATGATGACCCAGAAAAGATCCATAAGGATATGCATGATACTGCATGGCTATCTGATCGATCTGTAAGTGGTTCTGATGAAGATCTTAAATTTATGAAAGCGCATCATGAGGCCAGGGCTAAATACGAAAAAGTTACGGGAAAATCACCTATAATCTCTATAAATGATTTTGATAGTCCATTGTGTTCACATTGTGGGGAGATGTTTTAATGGCTGAGTCACATCAAAACTGGCAGTACCTTGGTGCTAGCGGTTATATTGGCGCGTACACAACTACTGGTGGAGGCGGTACTCCTGTCTCACCTCGTAGTGCCATGGACTTTCTTCGTATGGGTGTTGGTCGCGCCCCACAAGCAGAATATCCTGATGGCTACCTCGGCACAATTCGTACACGCCGTGATGATAAAGGAAAGCCTTATGCAGTCTCAGATACAGTATTAGACTCATTAAAGAATCGTCAGAACCAACGTGCCTACCAACGCGGTGTTCACCGTGGAGAACGTATTGACCCTGCCCAGTATATGTGGCCTGAAGATCTACAACCAGATCGTAGATTAAACAATCGTAACTTTAAGCTTGCTGATGTAGAAGGCGGGTTAGTTTATATGGGTAAGAGAAACGCACCTAAGATGTCTCTTGCTCCAGCACCACATCTTGTTAATGATGGTAAAGCTAACGTATCCTCTAACGTACCGGCTGAATTTAACCCTCGCATTGCCCAGAACTTCACCCACCTATCACCACAATGGAAGTAACAAATGGCTACATTTTATGATCAAGAAAACGATGAAGGCGGAAGCTATGAGCCGGAGCATGTTGCGGCAGGCCCACAACAGAATTTAGGTCATGGACCAACATGTGATCACTGTAACGATGCGCTCCTGAATACCATGGAGAATTCCCGCCGCCGTGCAGCCACGTTTAGCCAAGCTATTAATAATCTTAAATCTTATAAAACAGATAAAGCAATCAATGTGCTTGCGGCTACTATTGATCGTAAGCCTGGATTTAATCCATCTAAGGATTCCTAATGACTCAAAATGTAAATGGAGTTTATGACTACAGCAAGGGTCGTCCTATCACTAATGAGGACCCAGATCCTTCGCTACTTCGCTATGACTTCCTAGGGCCTTTTGCAAATGCACAAGAAGGCATGATGTCTAGGGCTCTTCTAGCTAACACCACCCCAGGCTCTATGCTTCAAGATATTGTTCGCCCACCGCTACCACAAGTTCAACTCTTCCCACCACGCTACGGCTACCGCACCCGTGAGCTGGGTGTTGCTGACGTTATGGACGTGAATGAGGAGTTCTATCCAACTCGTGTAGACTTTACCCGTGACCCTGCAGGCTACCAGGGCACAGCCCGTAACGTCTCTGAATCGGTTTGGTAATGGAAGATACATCTACGCTAACTATCTATGATGGTACTGTCCTTTGTAAAAAGTGCGGGTACCCAATGACTCCTTTGGAGGCAATGTACAGCGATGACGGGCTCTGCCCATATTGCCGTAATCAAAAATACGAAAACCACGCCAAAAATAGAATGGCCTAGGCTGACATACAGAAAATTTAAGGAGATACTTACACCATGGCTAGAACTAAGAGAGTTGCTAAGATTCTTACCCCAGACGGAGCACCTATGGACTATAAGGTCCAAAAGCTAAAGGTGAAGAAGCCTGAGGATAAGGTTAAGGAACAACTTAAAGCTAAGGCAGCTAAAGGTCCACGTATTAAGAAGGCAAAGTAATGGACGTACTACAGAATCGTGCAGCACACCGCCGCGCATTTAGTTACAGCCGTGCTACATTATTTGGCCACAATGACGGAAACGGTATTCTTACAAATACTGTTCCTTCAGCTGGAGTACCGAACGTAAGTACTAACATAGAAAAGCCGGAGAATACAAATGAGAGATAGAATCGCCGCATACGTGCGAGATCGTAAGCAGGTTCGTGCTGATAAGGCAGGAATGAAAGCTCATCACGACATGATCAGGGCTTTGGGTGGCAACGCTTCAAACACTATTGATAGCTCTATGGCTTCCTATGATAAGAGCACGGGCATGTCCATGGGTACAGGCCACAAAGGAATTGTAGATGGAATTCAATCAATTAAGCCGGAAGGAAACTAAATGGCAACCAACGAATCGCGCTCTCTAAACCAGAGCCTATCAGAGGGATCAACTGACGGCAAGTACCGTAAGGTTCGCCCTAACACCACAGTAGCGCCAGGTACCGGGGAAGATATCGTAGAGGCTAACCGTCGCGATCTCAATCCTTACTGGAACTATGATTTTATTGATCAAGAGAAGCCTGTAAAGGTAGAGCCAGGCAAGGCATCAGCTACATCTAAGCCACGCTCAGCTACACCAGTCGCACACATCTCTAACGATCAGATGCTGGGTACTTACTAAGAAGTGGACGAAACTTCAGACAATGTAGTTAAGTTCCCAATGACAAGGGCCATGCGCTTTCGTCATGCTGTGAACAAAGCAAAAGAATCATTGTTTGAACCAGAGCAAGTAGAGTACGAACCAAAAGAGCGTGTTGAAGGCGCACTAGATGACCATCTAAGAGCAGCTCAAAACACTGAAGAGTACAAAGCTATCCTTCCTAGATCTGAGCACTTTGAGACGGGACAGAACGAAGCTACCGTTCATCATATTAATGAAGGTAGAGAGATTAAACATAGAAGAGGATTAGACAATGAATAACCCAGCAGACCGCAGCAAGAACCGCCCTATTCACGCTCGCCGTGGTGGCATTGTCTCCTCTGAAGAAATCCTTGCTAACATTAAGGCAAGCGGAGTGCCTGATGACGATGAGACTACTGGCACAGAAGGTATCCGCAACAGTGCGTGGCTAAAAAGCCAGCATGATGCCGGTAAGCGTGTTGGAGACCTCTAAATGCGCAAGCGTGAGATACGCTCAATCCCAGCGGGATTTGATACTGAAAAGGGCCCTGAAGGGGAAGATGTAGTAGTTCCTAGATCTGCACAGCTTGCAGAGAATCTAGACTTCACTAAGAATAATCTTAAACCCTACAAGTCTGATATTAATTGTGAGGGTGCTGTTGGCTGTCCACAAAAGGCTAGCCATTTTGTACAGCTTCCCGGTGTTTCACGTGAAGGTACTGAGGCATACTGCCCTACCCATACTAAGATGGCTTCAGAAGCTGCAAAGCGCAAAGGCCATACCGCACTGGATATTAGAATCAGCCCAATTACTGCAGGAAGCGTGCACAGCTTCAAGCACCTACGTGCAATCCAGTCTGAAGAGAATCGCCTACACGTTGTAGCAGGACTATTAAAGAGCGGGCTTCGTGGAGAAGATGCACAAGTAGCTGGATTTAGACATCCAGGAGGACGCCCTGTAAATCGTCCTGAAGGAGACTGGCCTGTGGAGCCTTCTGCTCCTCGCATGTCTGAAGAAGAAGCCGCAGACTATAACAAAACATTGGCTAAACAGCCTAAGAGTGACTTTGCAGATATCAAGCGTCCACGCCCACGTAAAGAGGTTGCTAAGGGCAGCTATGAAAAGCCAGGCCCACTTCCAGCATTGGGTGAGGGAGAAGGCGACATTGATTATGTATTGCGTTTATATCGCTCCGGCAACAAAAACTGGATGTCAGAAGCTAACCGCTTGGGCATTCAAGATAGCCAGCTTAAGCCGCACGTACAAATCATTCCCCGGGGTTTCTCTAAAACATCAAATCGCAGTAAGACTGTAACTATTAAAGATCTTAATTGGACACCAAAAGAAGAACCACTACGCAGAGCTATTACAAAAGTTGGCGAAGAACAAGCTGAGGCTAATGCTGTAGAGTCAGAACAAAATACACAAGCGGGTAAGCAACGCGCCTTAGAAGCACGTCGTAGAAAGAAAGCAACGCTTCCACCACCTAGTGGTCGTAAGGTACTCGAGCCTCGCCGTCGCCCTACAGATAAGCCCGAACTCCAGTAGTTCGCAATCTGTAGTACAATAAAAACGGAGCACACGAGAGGCGCAAAATGACTGTACCAATTTTAGGACAAGGTGGCAATAATGCCTCCGAAGGCACATACACAGAGATAAAAGATGACGGTCCTAAGATCCGTCTACTCTATTGCTATAACTGCAAAACAATCGAAGAACTCCCAGATTTTGAAGGTCATCCAGATGATGACGTTACGCTTCAGGTATTAATTGAGAAGCACGAGTCCGCAGGGATTCAACATACCGGTTTCTTATCTAAGATCGGAGTAAAGCTTTACTCACGACCTGAGGTACGAAAGCAAGTGATCGAGAATCTACGCAATCGCGTAGGAGGCGGTCTGGCAGATATTGATCCAGACTACTACACCACCAAAGCAACTTTCTATGATGACGCTATGAAGTGTTTCAATCTTCATTTGCGCCCTGTAGAGGGCTGTTACGATTACAAGGCAGACAGTAAGCGTTTGGTTCCTAAAGGAACAGACAGCATGCGTAAGGAACTAGGACTAGAGTCAGCTGCCAAGTCCGGTAGCACTCGTGTTTTCTTATGTGACTTCTGCCCAGCAAAGACATATGTCGTAGAAAAGAACCGTAAAGCCATGGGTCTTTACGAATAACCTAGGAGCACAAAATGGCAGACGAAACCACTACACCTGATACAACAGAAGAGACAGCGCCGGCGGTACCAAAGCTTATTGCGGGATTTGCTGTACTTATCTCTGATGATGGAAATGTATTCATTGAGAAAGACCCTAAGGTCTTTACTGTACCTGTAGAGCGTGAAGCATCTCTTCTTGAGATCCGCCGCTATTCATCAGAAATCCTTATGGATTTGAATGCGCAAGCAGCTGGTGAATACGCAGCACTGAAGATTAACACTGCATCTACACCTAATTCTTAATAGAATACATCCATGAGACTTGAGGATTACATTGACGTTCCCGGCATTACACCGGGCTCAACGTCATACTTCAGCGCAGCTGCATCTGAATTAGATCCAAAGCTGTTCCAGGGAACGCACATGCGTACTTGGATGCGTGAAGCCATTCTCTCAATTCTCTTTGATTATCTAGCAAAGAACTTTAATGATCCATACTCCTGGACACGTGCATGGCTAGCCGGCTCTGGTGTCTCTTATCAATGGGCAGCTTCCCGTGATCCAGGAGATTTGGACTGCTTAGTAGGCATTGAATACACAAAGTTCCGTCAATCAAACAATGAGTATATTGGCTTCTCTAACAATGAAATTGCCTCTATGTTCAATGAGGGATTTAACGCTGATGTTCTACCAAACACACGTCGTTGGGAAGGGTATGAGCTCACATTTTATGTGAACCCCGCAACAGATATACGCGATATCAATCCATATGCAGCGTATGATCTAATCGCAGATGTGTGGACCGTAGAACCAGATAAGAATCCACAACCACCATACTCTCGTGACTGGGAGATGAAAACATCTCGCGACAACGAAACAGCAATAGAGCTTTTAAACCGTTACAGCGCAGCTCTTAATGAACTTAGATCTGCTAAAACAGACGCATATAGAATTAACGCTGAAAGAAAGCTGAGGCTTGCTGAAGAACAAGCTGTAGCTTTTTATGACAGCATACATCAAGGAAGAAAAGTTGCGTTTAGTCAAACAGGTGCAGGCTATGCAGACTTTAATAATTATCGTTGGCAAGCAGGAAAGCAAACGGGTACTATTCAGGCTTTGCGTGCATTGAAAGATGCATATGAAAAAGCTAAAACTAAAGAACAAGTTGAGACTTATGGTGTACAGCTACCAGATGTAAACACATTGCTCAGGAGAACAATGCGGTAGAATTGGTGTGTGGACAGAAACCAATGTAAGTTCTGTAATACGATGTACGTGGTAGCTTCTCTTGCAAGACATTGCGAGTATAAGCATTTGGACAAAGACGAGGATAACGATGACGGTTCTAATAGCATTAGAGGGCGTTTTAAAGACTGAGGTAGGGGATCCAATCCCAGACGGCATCAAACTCTTCCGCGTACTTGCAACAAATTACAGAGTTGTTTTTAGCTCCGAACAATCCAAAGCGCAGACCGAGCACTGGCTCAAGTCAAATATGATTCTTGGTTACGCTGATGTCTATGATAGTTCAGTGTTCTTCCATGGACAAGAGTTACGCTCCCGCCACATAGATGTAGCTAAATCTGTTGGCAAGGTTGAGCTGTATATTGACGCTGATGCAGACTTCTGTGCTGAAGCGCTCTCCAAAGGAATTCCTGCAATGATGTTTGCCGCCCCTAAATTTGTGCGTACAACAAGAAATGTAAAACCATGGCAAGATCTAACAGATGAGGTAGAGCGGCAAAAGCTTGCTCTAGTAGAAACCCAGCTGGGCGATAAGATTCACAGGTTTGAATGAACCTAGTCTTCATGGGGGCTGAAGTACCGTCCCATCGCATCTTACTTACAGACACAGGCGCTAAGCATGTGTCTATTAACTATTATCGTTTAGCCAAGCGTGGCCTGCCTAAAACCAAGGATTACCTTATCCAGGGCCGGTTCCCGGACGATGTAGCAGTCTACGTAGATGGTGGGGGAACCCAACTCAATAATCTTAGTTTGACCGACCGCGAGATAGATGAGTACGTCGAGTCTTACCAGGAATGGGTAGCGCTGAATGCCGAGAGAATCTCCGGGGCCACTGAGATAGATTATCGTGGGCTTGACCAGGCTCGGGTACGTCACCACCGTGAGACTCTTATAGAGTCGGTAGGGTTGGAAAAACTATGGGTCGTATGGCACCCAGAGACCGGCCATACAGGCCTCTACGGCCTCTGTGAGCGCTTTTTAAACGTGGGTATATCTGGTGAGGCTATCGATGATGACACCAGCCTGTCAGCACGCACCAGAGCCCTTTTAACACAATTTCCAGATTTGGAATTCCATGGCCTAGCCTGTGCTAAGCCAGATAATTTACGCCAGATCCCGTTTGCTACCGCTAGCACCTTGTCTTGGGTATCTCCAATGATGAGAGGCGAGACGATCGTATGGGACGGCACCCGTCTGGTTCGTTACCAGAAGAAACAGAAAGACCAGGCCCGCCCTCGCTACAAAGCTATGATCGAAAGAGCTGGGTTGGACTATGAGAAGATTATTAATGATGATAGTAACGAGGTAACCCGCCTCGCTATTTGGTCCTATCTGCAGCTGGAGAAGAACTTGGATAAAAAGAGCAAGCCCTTGTTAGTTGATAACAACGATTTTAAAGATGACCCAGGAAGTGCGGAAACTGCCATGGGTCTTCCTGATAATAGAGCTCCTGAGGGTAGGAAACTTTTGTCAGAAAGAGCCGCTGATGAGCTTCGTACGCTGCCTGTTTTTGGGGTAACAACCAAGAAAGTCATAGAAAAAGATGAGCTCGGCGTCGATGTTATCAAGGATGTTCCAGTTGTTAATAGCAGCTCAATCTCCTTGCGCCAATGCGATACTTGCTTTGTTGCAGCTCAGTGTCCGGCATTTAAACCGTCCAGTACATGTGCTTTTAACCTGCCGGTGGATGTAAAGACAAAGGATCAACTACGAGCATTGTTAAACACAATCATCGAAATGCAGGCTTCTAGAGTAGCTTTTGCACGTTTTGCTGAAGAATTGAACGGTGGATACCCAGATCCAAATACCGGTCAGGAAATAGATCGGCTATTCAAATTGGTTAATCAGATGAAGGAACTAGAGGAGAACAAGGAGTTTGTGCGCATGACTGTAGAGCGTCAGACCTCTGGTGGTGTACTGTCAGCCCTATTTGGTGACAAAGCTAACACTCTCCGTGAGCTCCCCAACGGTGGACTAACTGAGGGTCAATCTAGTAAAATCTTGAATGAGGGACTAAATCTTTAGGACCTGATAATAAGGGTATTTATCCTTGAAATAGCTTTTCTTAAAAACCACACACCTACAAATAGAAAAGAGGAAGTAAAACTTGTTTTCGTTCAAACTAGCCGAAGACTTTGTTAACACGTATCGCTCCAAGAAAGTCGACTGGGGTTACCAAGATGCGGCGGGAAACTCCGTAGGTGAGATCACCTTTATCAGAACCTATTCTCGTCTTAAAGAGGATGGAACCAAGGAGACTTGGGCAGATACTTGTGAGCGTGTGATCAACGGTATGTACTCAATCCAAAAAGACCATGCCAAGGCTAACCGCCTTCCTTGGTCAGATACTAAGGCGGCTGCCTCAGCCAAAGAGGCATTTGACCGAATGTTCAACTTTAAGTGGACCCCACCTGGACGTGGTCTATGGATGATGGGTACGCCGCTAGTTAATGTACAGAAGAACTCTGCAGCGTTGCAGAACTGCTCGTTTGTATCTACCGCAGAGATGAATAAAAATAACCCGGCCAAACCATTTGCATTCCTAATGGAAGCCTCTATGCTCGGAGTGGGCGTAGGCTTTGATACCAAGGGTGCAGAAAAGGACTTCGTAATTTATGACCCACATCCAGATACCGACCCAATCGTCATCCCAGACACCAGACCAGACACCAGAGAAGGTTGGGTCGAAAGTACCACATCGCTCATCAATAGCTACCTTAAGCCAGATCAGAAGAGCCCAGTCTTTGATTACAGCCAGATCCGCCCAGCTGGAACGCCAATTAAAACGTTCGGAGGAACTGCTGCAGGAGCAGACCCTCTTATCAAACTTCACGAGCACGTTCGCCGCATCTTTAAAGGACGAGCAGGAGAAAAAGTAACTACCACTGACATTGCAGACCTCGGTAACTTAATCGGTGTCTGCGTAGTCTCAGGTAACGTACGTCGCTCTGCTGAGTTGCTCATGGGTAAGATCGATGATCAGGAATTCCTCAACCTGAAGAACTATGAAGTGTTTCCAGAGCGTAACGCTTACGACCCGACAGGTAAAAACTCTGGTTGGGGCTTCATGTCCAATAACTCAGTTGAGGCTCATGTAGGCCAAGACCTTTCTCCTATCATGGAATTCCTCAACCTGAAGAACTATGAAGTGTTTCCAGAGCGTAACGCTTACGACCCGACAGGTGAAAACTCTGGTTGGGGTTTCATGTCCAATAACTCAGTTGAGGCTCATGTAGGCCAAGACCTTTCTCCTATCATTGATGGTATCGCTCGTAATGGCGAGCCAGGAGTGATCTGGATGGACGTAACTCGTAAGTACGGTCGCCTTGCTGATCCTGAAAATAATAAAGACTGGCGTGCTGCTGGATACAATCCATGCGCAGAGCAATCCTTGGAATCTATGGAATGCTGTACTCTTGTAGAGACATACATCGGACGACACGAGACCTTGGAAGATTTCAAGCGCACTCTTAAGTTAAGTTTGCATATCTCTATGCTAAGACTGTAACCCTTCTCCCAACTCACTGGGAAGAGACCAATGCCATCATGCAGCGTAACCGTCGCATTGGCACATCTATCTCGGGCGTAGCTAACTTTGCAGATACACGCGGGTTGCCTACATTGCGTACATGGATGGATGAAGGATATGTAACCGTACAGGCCTATGATAAGAGTTACTCAGAATGGCTCGGTATTCGTGAGTCAATCAAGACCACAACTATCAAGCCATCCGGCACAGTCTCAATCCTAGCCGGTGAATCTCCAGGGGTTCACTGGACTCCAGGTGGAAAGCATTTCCTCCGCACTATGCGCTTTAGTAAGGCTGATCCTATGGTCACCCTATTTAAGATGGCTAACTATCGTGTTGAAGACGCTGAGAGCGATCCATCAGGTACTGCGGTTGTTTACTTCCCTATTAAAAGTGATGCTGAACGCTCAGAGCAGGACGTCTCTATCTATGAGAAGATGGCTTTGGCAGCTACAGCACAGCGTTATTGGTCTGATAACTCAGTATCGGTAACAATTAGCTTTGATCCAAAGACAGAAGCAAAGGCTATTGGAACTGCCTTGCACATGTACGATGGTCAGCTTAAGACTGTTTCATTCCTACCTATGGACAATGGTTCATACGCTCAGATGCCCTACACTAATAGTAATGCGGATGAGTATGAAGAGGGTAGAATGACTCTGTTCCCGATTGACTTCAAGGGAATCTATGAAGGTATGGGTCTGGATGCCGTAGGAGAGGCATACTGCACAACAGACGCATGTGAAGTAAAACTTGTAAGAGACAATGCTTAATAAGCTCGAAGGTTTTGCGCCTGTCTACATTATCAACCTCTCAAAGAGGGTAGACAGGCGTAATGCCATTTTAAAAGAGTTTTTGGAGTACGGGATATCTGACTATACGTTTATAGAGGGCATAGACCCAAACAAAGAGAACGTATTTGAGATGGTTACGGTCAAAGAGAACGTATTTGAGATGGTTACGGTAACCCGGCTAAGTAAGCCCTCTGAGATAGCCTGTACTTTATCCCACATCAAGGCAATAAAGTATTGGTTGGAAAATAGCGACACAGATCAGGCAATAATTGTAGAAGATGATCTATCTTTCGATACTGTGCCCTATTGGGACTTTACCTGGCAGGAGTTCCTGGACTCCTTAGATTTTGAGTACGATGCCTTACAACTATCTATATTCAATATTCCAGAGAATCTTAATTTTAAGCTTCATAAAAGACATTGGGGAGATGCCTCAGCCGCCATCTACGTAATCAAGCGGGACTATGCTGAGAGGCTTCTAAGAGAAATGACAGAGATACTCATCTCCGAAGGCTTTCTGTTCGGCACCGGCAATGTCTACTCTGCAGCTATGTTCACCCATAATAAAGAGTCAATTCAAGAATCTAATATAACCCCAGAGAATGTGCCGGGGCAGATAGTGTTTAGAGAAACAGTACTTGACTATTGGAAAAACCGTTATACTTCTATAACCCAGACCGACTAGGCAGGAGAAACCATGGCAGAAGATGAGCTCGATCCAGATCTATTTGATGAAGACTTCGATTTTGAGGACGAAGACCTTGATCTAGAAGATATTGATTGGGAAGATGATTACGACTTCGGTGACGAAGAGGACCCAGAACTACAGTAGGCTGAGGCCCAACACAAACATTAAGCCCCCCGCCCATAAGGGCGGAGGGCTTTTTGTTTTACTTAGTCGGCAAGCAGCTTGCCTTGAGACGTTCGCAGCTCCATGAACTGAGTGTCGCTGTCCTCTGTCTCCTCTTCTCCTTCAAGGTCATCCATGTAGACAGACCCCTCCAGTAAGTTTTGATAGATTTCAATTGCTTCTTCCGTATCGGAAGCCTCAAACTTTAGAGTACCGGTACGGGTTGTTTCGAATAGAACCTCAAACTTTGCCATTACTTATCTCCTTTGTTTGACAATCACATAGTTCGGCATCGAATATGTCTTCGTTGCCCCAATATAGGTATCCAGCCCCGTAACATAACTGACAGGTACGGGGCTCTACAGTTTCCATATCCATTATGCGTCTACCTTATAAGTTACCTCTCCTTTTAATAAGATTGGCTTATCATTTAGATCTTTCTTAAGTACCTCCAACTTAATGGCTTTACGAGGTGTGTTCTCCAGGAGTTTTTCCTTGACCCACTTCTTGGCCGCAGATTGTGTTTTCCAAGCAGATGTGTAATACCGGTTGCTTGTACCCATTGGATCATTATCATCAATCATATTAGTGACTGTTGCCATCCACGCACCGCCCTTCTCAGTATTTAACTCTAATGCGGCTTGGAACTTACCATCGATTTTTTTAGACATACCTCTCCCTACTGTATAATTTGATTAGTACGACAGGTTTCTCCCATCGTACCCGGCCCCCTAGATGCGCCTAGGGGGTCATTCTTCTGCTATGTTGATAGTTAATAGTTTGGCGCCTTCGCCTGGTCTATCGCATGCATTGACAGAAACCCATTCTTGCTTGTTCCTATCATAGACCATCAGACACCATTCTTGGTTATTCGGGTCGCGTTGATCATCAATACGCCACTTTGCTAAGTTGACCTCGAACAACAAATGGAGTTTATAATTCATCTTTTCTGCGCTCATTATCTCCTTCTCCGTCTACTCCAATGGTTGTGAGTGTTACTGCTAGTTATGCGTTATTTTTTGTTTGTGTTGGGCACCTTCTTTTCTATTACTCGTAATGTCCTATTAGGCGTAGGCCATTTGTACAGTATGTCCTTGCGTACACGAAACCGGTACCAAACCGGATCTTTACGCTTGAGGTTAGAGCGATGTGATTCATGGAACTCATCATTGCCCCACCACCAGGGTGGATCCCATCCCTGTATGTCATGTTCTGCGTATAGCTCTTGCAGCTTTGCTTGGACGTTATCTTCGTAACCACGTTGTCTCCACTCCATGCACATAGCATTCGTGTACATGTATAGATATCCCTCGTGACCACGCCACATCACAGCTGCAGGGTGATTTACCCATCCCTTGGTTAGACCTAAGTTAGCCCTCAGAATTTGCAACGCTTCGACACGTTGCTTACCAAGTCTCTTATTGTCTAAGGATTGTGCTGTACGTTTCATATCAGGCCAAGGTAGAAATGTATTAACCATTGTCCTCCAGTAGAAAGTCTATGAGCTCATCGTCTGTCATTTCCCAGAGTTCTTTGCCCACACGTGGTTGTAGTCTGATTAAGTCTCCCATTACATAACCGCAGACAATGTCAACGAGTTATCTTGGGCCCACTCTTCAGGCTCAGATATTGCTTCGATAGTTAGATTTGCACCCCCATCCGGTATCTCATCAGAGACGTGCAACAAGAACATCTGTGCACTCTCGTAGTCGTTGAACGGACCTATAAGTGTCTCTGTGACACTGTCAAATATGACATGCATTACTTATCCTCCTTTATATTATTAGAGTTTTCCCATTCAAATATGATGGTAAAACATTCGTCTTGATTGTAACTATCTCTGCTATACGTTCTTATATTAGAGTTTGTAGGTATACCGTGTTGATTCTGCAGTTCTTGCAGTTTTTCAATGGTAACCTTTTCATTTTTACCCAACTCAACCTGTATTGAGTACGTGGTTTCATAGAGATTAAATTCAGGGAATGGTTTTTGTATTTCCTGTTTAACTCGTGTGATTAGAGATTGTGGGTTTTTTTCCCTACCATCTCTCAATGCGTTACCAACAGCACGCATAATTAATTTGTCAATAACGTTCATTATGACCTCCGTTTTTTGATTGCACCCATAACTACCTTTTTGGCAAATGGAATCAAATCACTGGCTGTATTAACACGGCCAAAGACTTCAGCACCATGCCGCATAGACTCCTCGCTTTCACCTCGGTTTTGATAGAAATCATAGTCTCTCTCCTGCATGATTAGTACCATTGCAGTCAAGATTCCACGAGCACTGATACGCTTGATAAGATCATCATTCTTGGTTTTATCAAAGACACCATCGGTGATAATGAATAGCATCTTGTTCTTCTTACGAGAAGACATAAGAACCTGTTCGGCTGTGGTTAGGGCGCCACTAGGATCAGTGCCTCCACTACCATAGATAAACTTGAACCGAGTCTTGTGTGCTTTCTCGCTCCGTTTATATGCTACCTCATTCTTATCATCGAATGCAAATACGGTCACAGGAGCATCAATAGCCTCCAATGAACGCTTGATAGTCCAGCAAGCAATAGACGCTTCCCGATCGTTGTAGCCTGACATTGAGCCAGATCGATCGACAAGAATCACCGCCTCTACATCTGCACCATCAGTGCCTTCTTCCCAACGGTCAAATGCCTGATCAATTTCACACCCATTGATAACGCGTTGAACATTGACCCTACCGCTAGGTGTTTCTTTGACCCAAGTTGGTTCGCATTCATCACGAAGGCGTTCCAACTCACGTGCAAATCTACGATAGTTAGAGATAGATTGGGCAGGCACATCAGTTAGGTCAAACTTACCCATCTTAGTGTTGCCATCATATTCTCCATCACCACCTACGATTACTCGTTGCTTGGCTTTGATATCGTTCTGCACATCCTTACGATCTAACACATCTGCTACAGCTTTATTGAGCTCAGCATGTAGATCTTCAGGTATACCGCCCTTGCTTTCAACATGGCCTGAGCCCGGTTTCATTGAAGGTGGTTGCTTTTGGTGTTCTTCAGCCATCATTTCACGAACAGCAATAGCTTCAGCTGCGGAATGTGGTTGGATAGGTTTTGACTTTTTATCAGACCCATCGTCATCAGCATCATTATTGTTTGTGTTGGGCGTACCACTTTGGCCTTTAGGTTTAGGTGTGTACTTGCCTTCCGCTTTGCCCATACCTTCTGCACGCTTAGCATCTTTTTCCTGTGCCTTACCAGGTTCAGGGCGTCCTTTAGATACGGGATCTCTTTGACCACAGCTATTGGGTCCACCGGACCATGGACTATCCAACTCCGGACTAATAACATCCAGAATCTCAGTCTTGAATCGTCTAATCAGTGCCAGACCTTTTAGGTAATCCTTGGGGAATGCCAGAAGTCTGTACTGATCTACGATGTCAACAACCACAGGAATTAGTTCGGGGAATGCAAATAGATCGCGGAACCCTTCTCTAATCTCAAGTGGTAGATACCTACGACCACGAACCAGTACATAGTTAGCCATCGCTTCTTCAGGACTACCAGCAAGCCATCGTGAAACGGTTGCTGTTAGATATGGGGCAACAGATGGATACCTAGCAACGAGTAAAGTCTCGATGCGTTGATCCTCCAAACAGTTAGCCGCATTCATAAGGTCCTCAGCAAGTACAGTCTTAATGAAGTCAGTACCTTTACGCGGTGTGTAGAAGTGATGGGCTAGCTCGTGATAGTTCAAGCCAGATACCTGAGTCAATGTCTCCAGATCCATCTCATTAATCTCTTGTTGATTAATATAGATAGCTGAACCATCAGACCAAGCGGGTGCTGGGCCGTCCGGCATGACATTTACGATTACGGGATCGCCTGTAAGAACGCGGTCAGCCTGCTCGTACACACGACATAGTGCGCCTAATTGCAGGATGCGTTCTTGGTCCGCTTCGGACTTTAACGGCGATCGCCATTGATCTTCTTCATAGTCTATTAGCATTTATCTCCCTAGATATTGGATGGGATACGCTTTGCCCATTCCTTTAGTTGATCGTCAATGCTGGCCTCTACAGTCTCTTCGATCTCTTCAACTTCTAGACCAAAGTCGGCTTTAAGGTTGTGTTCATGGGTTTGGATAACCATGCGCACAGATGCTTGCTCATCAATACTGAAGTGAGCAATGAAGTTTTCAGTCGCAAACTCATAACCAAGCGCATCAAGGAAGTCATTAAACTCCATAAGCATATTGGTTGAGATTGGGGTTTCATACTGACCCTTAGCAGCCTCTGTACGAAGTTGCTTAGCCATCAATAGGAGCGCCTTAGACTTGACTAGCTTAGCCTCCACGGCATCGTCATAATCCCAAGGAATCTGGATATCAAAACGATTTCGGAACGCAAAGTTCAATGGCGTGGTGCCAATGTAGTCTGGATTCATAGTAGCGAAGATAGTAAGGTCTGGATGAGCCTCAATAGTCTCGCCGTGGTGATCGAGCAAGATAATGCAACGACGACCATCGGTCAATGAGTACAGGTTGGTATAGATCTTAGGATTGATGAAGTTAACCTCGTCAAGCAAGAGCACACCACCATTGCGTACCACATCGGTTACTGGACCATCGATCCAAGCAAAACCACCGTGTCCATCGGATACGAACTTACCGGTCATTTGACTTGGCTCCATAGAAGCATTACCTGAAATAGTTGCCATACGAAGACCGCGTTCAGCAGCCCACGCCTCAACAGATGTAGTCTTACCAGGACCGGTTGGGCCATAAATAAGCACGTTGATATTATTGGCACGAGCGTGATCAAAGACTGTAAAGTCTTCTTGACCCCAGATCTTACGGTGAACATACCGCTCAGCTAGTTTCTTCGGTGGGATAGATGCTAGGTTAACCGCTAAGGTTTTAGCACCAATGTGTTGTGCTGGGGCGTCGTCGATTGTTTGTGTTGGACTAGACTGTACCGGTACTACTAGTGGCACAGTTGATCCAGTCTGACGACGGTTGTCGATTACTGTTGCATCCAATGCATCATCTCCAATCAGGATTTGGTTATAGATCTCACAGATCTTATCCGCAAGCGGTGTCGTATCTGTGCTTACATCAGCCTTGGTATGTGAGTTACATGCTTTAGTACCAAGGACGGGTGAATAACCCTTCTCATCAATAGCACGCTCATCAGCTGCTGTCACATAGACACCAACCGGATTACGCGTTAGAGATTCGTTAGGTTTGATTGAATCAATTACTTCCTGCAGTTCTGTTTCCTCCCATTTATTGTGAGGACCCTTGGAACCATCAGTAGTACGTGACCATACTCGTACCTGATTATCGTGTGGGACCATAAGAACTTGGCGTCGGTGTGCACCTAGCGTTGGTTCATATGACTCGGTGAATACTGCTATATCCATGTCTTCCTTTCTTACCAGTTTTGATCATTGATAGATGAACTACCCATCAACGCTGCTATTTCAAACTGAACGATACGGGCGTTGGACCACTCAGTTATTAATTCATAGAGAATGCCATGTGATTCAGCAACCTCAATTACTTCCCTCATACGATCTGACGCATAGTATGCAAACTCATTAAGTTCATCTGGCGACATATCGTTCAAGGTATTATCTTCGTACTCATCTCCACATTCGTGGCACATGATTCTTTCCTTTCTATAATTAATATGGTTGGCTTGCTCCCAATGCTTCACAGGGACCTTATGGTCTAGCTCATCGTTGCTCAACTGCCGCCCCATTGCTGTTACACTCAGCCGTGGACTAGTATTATTGCGCGGACTCTTGCATCACTCCAGTATGTTAGGCGGTAAGCTTAGCCAACCACATTATTTGGCACGTAATTACTATGCCAAACCTATACGGTTGCTAGATTGTAGGATCGCTCTGATTCTTCAAGCGTAGAACTGAGCATGCTTTTGATAGCTGATGTTGGGATCGGTGGATCCATTGTAATGGCTCTGACAACTGAAGCAATAGTCGCATCAGCGGACTCAGGATTTAACTCAAGCAACATACGCTTAGATAAATCAACGTAACCCCAAGCATACGCAATTGGTGCTGTGGCACAAATTAACGCATCCTTAGCATTGTTATTACCCCATTGACGCAGACTATAAGTTGTGTATTCAAGGAACTTTTCTTGTGCCCCTGTGTCATTTATATAAGTTGTTGCATACGCCATCAAATAACTTCTAAACGATTTAATTTTTAGAAGGTCTGTTCCATTGTTAGGAAAGAAGCCCATACTACAAATATAAATAAACTGTTCTGGGGTTGAAACTACTGGTCCAAAGTTCACCGGAGTTTCCTGTGAACTATCTGATTTAACCGACTGGTTGAACATAATTAGCAATCATCCTTTCTAATAGAGTTGCTGGTTCTTTTATTACATTGCCATCACGTAGACGGAGTGGCGAACCATCCCACATCAACGGTATTGGTTTGTTGCCATAGTCACGCTTGCCAGTGCCTGAACAGCCGTAACAAGTTTGACCTTTTGGTACAGTATGGCCTTGTTTTTCACCGTGTTCACAAGGTACATAGTGATAACGAGCCCAAGGATTTACTACGGATGCATCGGTATGGTCTGGACAAGAAAACGTAAGGTTACCCTCTTCATTTCTTGGTTCATTAAACCCACCAGACCAACAGGTAGTTGGGCTGCACCATGAATCCACTTTTCCAGACTGCCTACACATACGACAGCCTTGAATCTTGGATGGGCTTACATCATAGTTTTTATCTACAATGTAATGCTTATAGTTGCGTTGGTACAAAGATGTAATGCCTGAGTACCGAACAATAGTCAACCGAACAGATTGACTTCTTAATGGGGTCCAGCCATACCAACCACCTTGGCTTGGAGTACTGTCAGCCTGAATGGTTGTAGTGCCATCTTTGTGGTAGGTTACAAAGGGTCTAATTGTCCCTGAGTATTTCCAACCAATAGTAAGATCACTATCCGGATCCCAAGCACGTTCTTTCCATATGCGAAGACCCCGATCATACATAGGGCGTTCGTGTTTCTTTTTACCGTGTGATAGGTAGTCAGAAGCACCTTGCCAAGTCCAACCCATTAATCAACCTCCTCCATAAATAGACTATAACGAGATCTATTCTGCAAGTCAAACAGCAACTCGCGTGTCTGTTCGATCTTATTTTCTGGCTCTTCCTCCTCATAAAAGGACAAGCTTATAGGATATGAGTAAGCATCTTTTGCTGGGGATTTTGTTAGTAGGTTCAAAGCAATGCCAAGACCATCGATTATTCCAGAACTATAAGAGCGCATAACTTGGCTGTCATTGAACTGGGTATCTTGATGCTCTTCGAACATCATTTGATTGATCTGTTGTACTACACGCTTGGTTCTAAAGAACGGTCGCATGTTGCCTCCTTATGTGAAAGCCCCCGCTAGTGTGACGGGGGCGATTGTTTATGTTGGGCTAGATACAGTTGAAGAAGTCATCATCCAACATGCTAGCGTTGAATGTCTCTCCAGCCATAATAGATACAGAACGAATCTGTCGCTCAATACGTTGAATCAACGCCTTGGACGGTTTGCACAGTTCACTCTGATTAGGTTCTTTGAGATCAACTCTGACCTTAAAGTCAACATTGACTCCGTTGTAATAACCTCGGAACACACTGTCTTTTACATCAATGGATTTGAGGTATGTGATTGATGCTGCAACAACTGCTTTGTTGAATGCAACAAGATCCTTGTCGTACTGAGCCTTTCGTGTCTCGTACTCCTTGAGATTTTTATCATACTCAGCCTTGTTAGTCTTAAGACTCGCATTGAGTTGCTTAAGAGCCTCAGCCTTGTTGATAAGGTTTGTTACTTTAGCCATTGCTGGCCCTCCCTTGTTAATGGTGGTGTTACAGGGATTCCTGCAACATATTCACTTTCTTGGCTATCAATAACCATGAGAGTGTCGTTGATATAGGCATTACCAACGGGTGTTTCACCAATCACTGCATAAAAGAGTGCCGTCTTGAGTTTAGATACATCTGTATCTGACAGTTTTAGTAGGTTCTCTTCATGCAATTGACTGACCATACCGATAACAAGACCGGCGCACTCTAGACGAGTGGCATCTTCGGTCGTATTATCGGAATACTTTTTTTCTTTAAGGTAATCCAATGTATAAACTTTTAATGGTTCGCTCATACAAGTGACTTACCAATAATGGAAACGGCTTGAGGGTTGTATACCTTGCCTGTTTTCCAATGAGGAATTGACTTGTGGTCTGCACGACCACCAGCAGCCTTCCAAGCCTCGCGCTTGGCATGGCTTTCAGCACAGCGACCATTCACGTGAGTGAAGTTTGTTTTCTCCATTTGCGCAGGTCCTGGATTCTTTTTCCATTTCTTGCCATTCTTACGGTCACTAGAACTTCTAGTAACCACTGGGGCGGACTTTCCGCCTTTACCTGATGCCATTGCTGACCCCTTTCGGATAGGTATAAAAAATGAGCAGTTTAATGTCGTGCTCAGGACATAGATTAATTTCTGGCTAACATAGCCTCAACATTTGCACCTAGAGAATCAAAGTATGCCAGTGAGGCTACATTGTGTTCTCCAGACATAGGTGCTAGTACTAGGCCATTACAAGCCAAAGTATCAAGCAATGAATTGACATCCAACTCGTCAGTCAACCCATTTGCTTCTAGGTCGTCTACAAGTGTGTTTGCCATCTCTTGTTGGGCTTTGATGCTTGCCTTTAGTTCTTCTGTCATTTGTTTCTCCTTTTTTGTATAGATGAGCAGTTTTAATTGTCATGCTTAGGACATTTGGTGTAACGGAGAGCTACTTGATTGTCCTAGAAAGGATCGAAGAGCCGTCGCTTACCAATCTTAGTGGGGTATGTTTTACCTCAGGTCTTACCCCAAAGACCAACCACTCATTCTTGCTTATCTAATGAACCGTTTTCATAACGATTGAGTAGAGTCTGGCTGAGTGTTCTGCGCCACTTACCACTCTCACGAGTAGATTCATAGCAGCCCTCCCAAGTTTCGTGGTAATGCTCTTTTCCTTTTGGCCTTCCAGCCGAATTGAATAGATTTATTTCCAGCATTGCTTGGTGAGATTGAATGCGCCTACCGCATGAGCCGCAGTAGTGCGTTTCTGTAATGGCATTGTTTGCCATTTTTGTACCCCCTCTGTTGTTGGTACTTCCTCCTTTCAGAGGAAATCTAATACAGCAAGGCGCTTTTTGCAAGCGCCTTGGCTGCCCATTAATGAAGCATTGCTTAAAGGCGATTGGATGACAATATGATCCACGACTAAATCGTGGGAATCGTAGGGGGTCATGAAACGGGTCAGATACATCTATTAGCTTTGTCCGTCCAGACGTAGCGTTCGAAGCTTTAGCAGAGTCAATATTCCACACACCTCAATCCGTCCCGCAATGCTTTCTCTTGGTTGTCTATACAACCAGCATCCACCCCACACAGGGTGGAATGGATACAAGCGGTATAGGGGCGCGATGTTTGTGTTGGCTAATCGTCCTCACAATCGTGGACGTTTTTAACATACTTGTCATTAACACCAAAATCCACAATCACGTGGTAAGCAATATCTATATAGGCAGATACATTGCTAATCAAATCCTCCGGATGATGTAACTCTTCCTCATTACCCAAACTCCAATTCTTTTGGAGGTACTCACGCAAGCCGGGAAGTAACAATTTAATGAACTCATCAATTGTCATCCAACCATCGGCACGTAATGCCTCATCTGTGAGTAATTCAATAGTTATTTTCTTTTTCTTAGCCATTATTTGACCCACTCTTCTAACAACTTGGCTTGGATTTTAAGAATTGCAATATCCATCTGTAAGCGGAGAATCTCAACGCCTATCTTGTCTATGAAACGCTCCATCTCATCTAACTGCTCATCAGTTATCATTATTTATCTCCTTTTTCCATTGCTTTCTAGTTTTGCGTGAGTATTTCTTCTTATTTGGTACCGGAGTAGCGGCGTTACTGCTACGAATACTAAGGGCTTTTTTTACACGCTCTTTATTGGGAAATTTAATAAACACGTTGCCTCCACTCTAATAATAATAGGTGGGTGGGGATCCCCTCAAATCCCCACCCACTAGCCCGTATGTGGGCTTGCTCACATAAGATTAACGACCGGAACTCTTACCGCTTGTCTTGAGGTCAGTAGAGTCTTTGGATACATAGGTAAAGCCTTGCTTTGGCATAAGAACTAACTGATAGTTATTCCCACGCTCTGTAAGGGGCTCAACGGCACAAGCCGGCTTCATACAGTATGTATAGCCGAGCTCAGCACGACGCTCGGAGAACTCATCACCGCAATACTGGCACTTCATTGCTTGCCTCCTGATTTAATAGAAAATCGGCGGGGAACTGAATAATCTCAATAGCATAACTAAGTAAGAGCATAGTTACGATAGAACCATCAGGCTTACGTGTTTGAGTAAGGGTAGATTTCTTAACAATAGAGTTAGTCTTCATAGTGATGCCAATCCCAATCTTCTTGGTCAATACGATATTGAGCATTAATAAGGGTCATTACCAGCCAACCGGCTAGAAAACCACCAATAACCCAAAAGAACATAGTCTTACCTTTCTGGTCGAAATTTTGCGGGGAAACCTAAATACTCTCAATGATAGAGAGTGCAGGGTGTAGGAGGAATAGTCATATAGGATAAACAACCAAAACCTATAAGGAATGATCTCTCCTAGACCCAGCACCACCTACCTGAAAATGGCAAAAAACGGCGGGGAAACTCTTATTCCTCAGGAATACAAGAGAGACAATAGGAGAGAGGAGATTGGGGAAATCTCTTATATTGGGCAATATGCTCATTACAGATAGAGCAGAGAACATCTTTATCCATAGTTACCCTCTCCTATCTAGATAGATAGAGAGATAGCCAAAATCTAGGAATGTAAGACCTAGCGTTCTCCAGTTATTAAAGTCAAAGCGTGGCTTATTGGTAACTGCCATAGCGATACGCACCTTGCCAAGAGTAATGTCCTTCACCTTGATTACATCACCAAGATCACTAGCCAAATACTTGCGTAGTTGCGTTTGTTCATTGTTTATAGTCATATTGCCTCCTTTTTAGATTTGATAAGATAGCCGACCAAGCCCTAGATAAAAGCCACCTGATAAGATAGCCGACCTAGTCGTATAGCCTGGACTTACTATTAATGATAAGAATTGCCAAAATGGCAGTAGCCTAGAGAGCGGGCAGGCTGTAAAGCCCACCCGCCTCTAATAGCAGGACACCGAAGATTGAGTGTCCGACCCGTATCTGGGGAGAAAACATAAAAAAGCCCCCTATTCCCGCGTTACTCTTACCATAAAGGCAATTCACGCGGGTTATAGGGGACTTTCTTAACTCCCTATCTACGCTCATAGATAGAACTATGAACATAGATAGAGAGGCGGGGGTAAGAGGGGAAACCCCCCGCACTCTCCTAGTGCTTCCTAACTAAGCACTAATGAGCGACTCAACCTGATTAGTGCTCTTGACCGTAACCGTACGGTCTAAGAACGCCGATAACTCCGTCAATGCCTTACGAGCATTGAGTAGAGCCTCTGGGTCAGCATAGCCCGCCAATGAAGCCTTAAGGCGGGATACATCTTTGACCAGAGTTTCAGCGTCCTTACGAGCAGTTTTACCCAAAGCAAGATTAAGTTCCTGCTCCTCAGTATCCTCTGCCTCTAACTGGTCAGCAAAGGAGCGCAACTGAGAAACAATACCGGACTTATCTGCCTTGAGATTAAGGTCTTCACCCTTGCGATTAAGCGTATCAGCCCAAGAATAGGCATCATCTACGCTAAATTGCTTGTGGGCAACAAGATAACCGCCCAAATTCATAACCTTCTGACGCTTGTTATAGTTCACAAAGTCAGAGAAATCGAGGGGGGAAATTGAGGCATCTGCACGATAATGAGTAGATGCTTCCTCGATAATGAACTTGAGACCCGCCTCACCAGACGCTTGAGCATTGGTAAGGTTGATAAGGGTATCCTTGATAGACATAGTCGTTTCCTCTTTCTGTAATGCGGAAGACCCGCGTGTGTGAGTGAGGAGTTGAACCCCACCCACACGACAGATTGAGTCGGACACTCGCAATCATCTTGAGCGGCTCTGAACTTCCACGCTCACCCGTACTCTATTTGTACCATTTGTATGCTTATGTCCGTTTTGTACCCCCCCGACCCTTAAATCCCTTTTGTCCCATTTGTCCGCCAGGGCTTACGAATGGTTGGGGGTTTGGGGAGCTATACAGTGGCCTTGGGTAAAATGTCCGATTTGTAACGTTTGTCATGCTTTGTGAGCTTGGGGCGAAATTTGGCGGGGAATCTACATAACTATGATCATAGAGAGTTGAAAATGAGGTTCTAATAAATAGAGGGTGTCAAAGGTGTAAAGGGTGCAAAAAGTCGGGGAAACCTACTATACTAAGAATGGCTAGGCCAAATGGCTAGCTCTAACTAATTTATCGTCTAAGGAGATAAATCATGGCATCACCATATACAGGCGGGTATCCTAAAGATCCTCACAAGGAACGTTATCCAAATCCTTGGGGTAGAACAGGTACAACAAGCCAACCAATTCCAGAGGTAACAATTACTAGCCTCTTTCCTCAGTTCAATCGCTGGGCTATCGGATTTGATCCCCTGCTCGATACATTCAAGCAGGTTAGTCAATCAGCTAAATTTGGCGGGTATCCTCCATATAACATCTACAAAGATGGGGATAGATATGTCCTAGAACTGGCTGTAGCCGGTTTTAGCAAGGAAGATATCACCATTAGCGTAAAAGAGCTCCAGTTGACCGTAGAAGGCTGTTTAGAGGCATCTAAGCCGGAGCCTATCCATAAGGGTATTGCTACCCGTGACTTCAAGCAAGACTTCGTATTAGCGGAGTATGTAGTAGTCAAGGGGGCAGAGCTCAAGGATGGATTACTACGGATTACTCTAGAGCAAGAGCTACCCGAAGAGTTACAGCCAAAGATTATTAAAATCAAGTAGTCTTTGCTATACTAAAAATGCCCCAGTAGATACCGCAACATAGGTGGCCCTCCTTTCAATAGGGCCTTAAAGATGCTACGGCCTATATGCACTGGACCTACTGGGGCCATCTAATTTTAGGAAATACAGTATGAAGAAGAATAAAGAAGAGAATGAGACAATAGTCTTAGATAAAGAGACTATGGATGATATCTGGGCTACCCAGCAATCATTTGAAGAGTAGAGAGGGCAATATGTTACTTGGATATCTGGGACTAGCCACAGGCATGTTCCTTATGTGGATCTGGCTTACTAAGGGCTCACCTACTGCCCGCCGTACTAAGCCGCTATTAATCAATGTACTCTGTAGCCATTGTGGGCGTATGTACAAATCTGCCCCCGAAAATGTGCGAACATCTAATTACTGTGGGAGTTGCAAATGAAATGTTATAACTGTGACGGATTAGGTTGGCTATACCTCGAAGACTTCCGTGAATTGATCGGTGGTGAGGTATATGGAGATAGCCCCGGTATTATTTTTGATAATGCTGCTTTTGGCGTCTGTATCTGCCCAGATTGTGATGGAAAGGGGAGAGAGCCATTCCTAAGTATGATTATCGATGCGATGGTTGCTCTAGCGTCATAGAGATAGAACGTTCCTTTGATCAGGAAAGTTCTCCGGTCTGTACTGGGTGTAACACAACCATGTCCCGCGTTTGGAATGCAACCCCGGCTATTTTTAGAGGCGGCGGCTGGGGCGGAAAATAGTGTAGACTCTACCTATGGCAGAAGGCGGCCTCGGTA